CAGCAAGAAATTATGGATAATAAAATAATAACACCATTTTTAACATCTTTTTATTTTAAAAAAACAAAAGATATAGTAAATACATTAAATACTCAATTAATAAAACATGGTATACAAATTAAAAAATCGTTCTTAAATTTTTGTTGTAAATTAGGTAGTAAAAATTCTTTTGAAAGTGTACTTCCAGAACTATTATTGGAATATATTTATTTAACTACTATTATCAATGTATTTGACCATTTTGAGTTTGAATATATTAATAAAGAGGAATTATCTAGTATAAATATTGTTGAACCAGTTATTATATATAAAGCATTAACGGATAAGGAAACGATAGATATTGAAGCTTATAAATCAAACAAAGAAGTGTTATTTGATTTTAAAAGAAAAAATAACTTGCCATTATTTGAAGAATAACAAATTGAATAAGTTATAATGTTTTTATTAAAAAAAATAAATACATTATAATTAAATGGATAAATTTGTAATAAATAGAAATAAACCAAATAAATTAGTTAAAAAAACAATAGAAAACGCTATTAATAATGAAAAAGAATCAAATACAGCAATATCCGTATATACAGATGGAGCTTGTATAGATAATGGAAAACCATACGCAAGAGCAGGATATGGTATATGGTTTGGTGAAAACGACAAACGAAATACCAGTGAAACATATAAAGGAAAACAAACCAATAATATAGCAGAATTATTGGCTATAATAAAAGCACTCACAATATTAGACGCAGAAGTTAAGAGCAATCAAATAATACATATTTATAGTGATTCGAGATATGCTATACGATGTTGTACAACGTATGGGGAAAAGTGTTATAAAAAAAATTGGGTGAATCCAAATAATAAAAATAAACCTATACCTAATTTAGAATTAGTACAAACCGCTTACTTGTATTGTAAAAATCATAAAAATATAAAATTTCATCATGTAGAAGCACATACAAATCGAACGGATAAACATTCTATAGGAAACGATCATGCAGATAGATTAGCAAATAAAGCAGTAGGAATCGATAAATGTCCTTATGCTAATTCCAAATCAAATGCCGGTAGTGCTACTTATAATAATGCTACCGAATACTATCTCTCCCTAAACAAACAACAATCATTAAAAAGACAGTCTCAAAAAAGAATATATTTAAATGTTCCTTATAATGAAAAAGATGAGGCAAAAAAGCTTGGAGCGAAATGGGAATCAGCAAAAAAAAGTTGGTATATTTTAGAAAACAATAAAAATAAAGAATTAATAATGGGACGTTGGTGAAAATCACCATAATTTGCGTTTAAAAAAATCAAAAAACAACCTTTTAAATAGTATACAAACATTTTTAATGGAAATTATTGATTGTTCATCTGAAAAAGTAAAAGTATTATCTTCAACACCAACTACAAATGAAATAACAGCCAATTTATCACCATTGCCTAGTAAAAAAAAACGATTAAAAATTGGAATAACATCACAGGAAATAAAAGATCTTTTTTGCAATGGTCTAAGGTTAAACAATATGCTTTGGTATGATTTTCTAACCAATTGCGGTTATGATGTATATTTTTTAACAACAACAGATTATACCCATCCAAAATATAGATTTTTAAATTATTGTAAATTATGGGATGAAAAAGGATATCGTGTTGCTAATTTTAAGGAAAAATATTCAGAGTTATTTGAGTTTGATTATATCTTTATTGTAGGTATATACAGTAATCGTCTTTCTAGTATCATGAGAGAGCATAAAATTAAAATTATTTATATTATTTTAGGTAGTGTATATCATAATGATGTACATTCAATTGTGGATAGTAATTGGTCTTCCGGTGTAGTAACAACAGAATTTGACCAAATATGGATTAGTCCACATTTTGAATTTTGTTTACAATATTACAAAATTAGATATTCAACAAATAATATATTTGTAGGTCCATATTTTTGGAGAAATGATTTATTTAAAGAGCAAAATTTGATGGATAATGTAAGAACGGATGTAAAGGAACATTTAAGAGTAGCAATATGTGAACCCAATTTAGAACAGGCAAAAAATTGTATTATACCAATAGCTATATGTGAAAAAGCATTTGAAGATGTAGAAAGAGTATATGCTTTTTCAACGGTGAAAGTAAAAGATGTTGGATTTTTCAAAAAATTTTGTTTAAACACTCAATTACATAAAAAGGCAAAATTTTCAGTAGAAGGTAGATATCCATTACCATTTATACTTAAAAAACACTGTAACTGCGTTGTTTCTTATGTGGAAGATTGTGATTTAAATTATTTATTTATCGAATGTTTTTATTTGGGAGTGCCTTTAGTTCATAATTCACCAATGTTGAAAGATTATGGGTATTATTACCCTCGTCTTCAAGTAGACAAAGGGGCCGAACAATTGCGATATATTAAACATTTTCACAATAGAGAGGAATATATTAAAAAACATCGTCCAATTGTAGAAAAATTTGCTGTAGACAATCCGTTGTATATTGAATGGGCAAAAAAAAGACTTGAAACATCTGAAATGGGAGAGAAAGTAAGTTTTGGATTAAATTTGTAATAACACATAAATCAAAACATTAATAAATCAAAACAATTATATTATTAATTTATTAATATAATTATTGTAATTAATTTAATTTATACATTTCAAATAAATGTGAAAAGTCATCTACAAGTTTAAATTTTGTTCGTGTATCTTTATCAATAATTTTATAAACAAGTCCCCATAATAATTTGAATAATTTTGTGGTAGAACAAATAAAACAAGTTTCTAAAGTATCTGGAAAAGAATTTGCTGTTAAATTATTAAAATGTTTAAACATTTTTAATGAGAAATTCTGCATAGAACAGTTATTTAAATTTACATATATTCTTATTTTACCCCATCCATTTTGATTTGATATTTTTAAAGCATTTAAACAAGTTAAAACAACATATTCGGTAAATTCATCATATGATTGTTTTATTTTTTTAGGATGAAAATCGGTCATCTTAAATAGTACAGAACCTACACCATCAATATTTGTAGCATACAAAAAAGGATATGAACGTTGATATTTAATATATTTACTATTATTATCATCTACTTTTAATGAAACACATTCATTCATTTATTATTGAATAATATAAAAATAATTAATATATAACATAATAAAGTTATTAATATTATATTGCATCCGTATGTAATATTTATAATATTTATAATATTAATAATATTTATAATATTATGTCATTAACTAAGACCAATTATGGTAAACAAATGAAATTATTTAATAATAAAAAACCAGTTTCTAATAATATACAACTATCATCAAAAGAAATACCCATTGAAGAACAAGAAAAAGAATTGTTATATTGGGAATCACAATATGATAAATTATTTGATATAATAGAAAAAAAAAGACAATATAGATTAAATAAAGCAAGAATGTATAATAATATGTTTTCAATTAATTTGGTAAACAAAAACCAAAATAAAGAGCAAAATAAATAAACAACAAAACAAACAACAAAACAAACCACAAAATTTATAAAAAATAATTAGTGTAAACAATATAAAAATACGCCATAAAATTAGTTATAATGTCTACAATAGCTAGATTTAAGTTGTATTTAAAGGTGGAAGATGATGAATTAAAAGAGTTGTATAAGGATAGAGTAGAAAAATGGAATAATTCATTGACTAGCGAACATCCTGATTCTGGTTTTGATTTATTGTGTCCTGATGAAGTGGTCTTTGTTCAAGATACAAAAGGTCATCTAACAACTAAATTGGTTGATTTAAAAGTAAAAGCAGCAGCTTACTATGGTGCACCTTCAACAAAAAAACCATGTCCTTACACATTAAACGTAAGGTCTAGTATTTACAAAACACCATTCAGATTAGCAAATAATGTTGGTATTATTGATAGTGGTTATAGAGGAAATTTAATGGCTGCTGTAGATTGTCACTCCAATATACAAATGGAAATGCATAAGCATAATAGATATTTTCAAATATGTATGCCAGCATTGGAACCATTTGAAGTAGAATTAGTAGATTCATTGGATCAAACGAAAAGAGGAGAAGGAGGCTATGGCTCTACAGGTAATTAAATAAAAAACAAATAAAAATTATTTGGTTTTTATTTCAACTAATTATTATTTTTAATTAAGAAGTCCTTGAAACATTCAACGACCCTTTTTGTCTTTTTCTCTCCATTTTATCTTGCCATAATTGTTTTTTCATTGATCTTCTTCCTCGTCTAGAATCATATGTGCTTGTCCATTCATTAGGTTCAATACTATAATACAATCCATTACTAACTACACGAAACGCATTCATACATAGATTATCCGTAGTAGTAGGGACCATCATACCGTTATGGTGATTTACACTGGCATATTGATTTGTATTTTTATTGTAAAATCTAAAACGACCATCATTTTCATGTAACTCCCATCCTTCACTAACCAATACTTCTTGAACTGCGTCATTATAAGAATGACCATCTTCCATATATTGTTTAATTCCACCACTTAATCGATAACTGTCAACTTGACTTAATTGCTGGCTATTTACGTTTTGAAACATATAACTACTCATTATCTTATTATTAAGAAATCTTTTTAAATGATTTCATTAAATCAATTTTATCCATTAATTAATCACCATAACCTAAATAAAAAATTTAGGTAAATATAACATTTTATTTGGTTGATTTGAGAGAGATGTTATTTTTTGGTTTAGTTATTATTTTATAATATTATTTAAATGCTGGTATGATAGTATATGTATTTATTTTATATTGCTTTGTTTCACTACAATAAGTAATAATTTTATCATTATATTTTTTAATATTTTCCATGTAATATTTTTCTGGTGTAACAAAACACCACATTTCTTTTCCATCTTTATCATAATAAGGTATTGCTCTACCTGCTTTTTTACTCTTAACTTTACTTAATTCTTGGTCATCGAAACTACCTTTATAAAACCCTTGTCTTAATTGTTTTTTATCATATATAAAATCTTCATTGCGGACAGCTAGTTTAGGTATGTAATCCCATTTGAATGGTAAATGACCATCAATTCTCTCTCTATATATAGTTACTTTTGTTGGTCCTTTTATTCTAATATTAAGACCCTCTCTTAAATTAGTATTTAATAATAATATAAACTTTTTAAGATCGATTACCGAGTTAAATTTAAATACATACGTTCCAAACTTGTGTGTTTTTCCTTCTCGAATACCTAACTCTCTACATTCTTTATTATATCGAGTAGTCCATGAATCAATCGTAATTTTATTTTGTTCTTTTAACCATTCTGTCATATTTCTTTGAATATTTATTGCTTCATCGATATTTTCAGTGGTTTGAACATACGGGGGTATATAATTTGGCCATTTTTTTATATTACCACCTAGTCTACCGCCTATTTGACTATATTGACTATCCATTCTATTACACCATCTTGATGACGTTTCAGCTAGTATGCATCTTGTAATACATTTATTAGGATTATTAATGGAAATACCTCTACCAATACAAATCCTTCCTGTAATAGCTACACGACAATCTAAACAATTTTCAGGATCATCATTATCTAAAGAAGTGCTGTAACAATTCTCTTCTAGGTATTTTGAAAATTCTTTATTTGATAAGTCGTCTTTTATACAACAATATCCCTCCTCACCATCTTCTATTAGCCTAATTTCTTTATTATCACCGTTAACAATAAATACCTTATCTGCAAGGTTATTTTTCAAAAGCATGGTGGCTATATATTCATGTGATTTTTTTGTATTTCCGGCTGGAACAAACAATAAATCACCCGGTTTCAGAGGGCGTGCAATCAAACATTTTAAAATATAATGTTGTAAACCTAATGATCTATCTTGTGATATGATATCTTTATCTATTTCTTTCCATTGTAAATATGTACTCATGTCCGTAGGTATTTCAAGAGGATGTATATCAAGGTCACCATACTTAGTAATTAATCCACCATTTTTTTCTTGAGGTGTTGCCGTTATAAAGACAACTTCATCAACAATATCGTTGTAACTTCTTATTTCATTTACTATTTTTACAGCATTATTTCCAGTAATAGTTTGATCTGCTTCATCAAACCAGAAACGAAATTTCATATTATCACTATCCTTACGATATCTATAAAAGAATTTTACAAGTTCCAATGCATCATTAAGTCGTGTCATATTTGTACAACATAATATACCGTCTATTGGATCGTCGCTTTTATCACCAATCCGTTCTTCCCAATTAGCCTTTATATCGGTAAACGTATGCCAATCTACGTCTTTAGCACTCGAAAGCTGTTCGACCTTTATACCATTCGCTACAGAACGATTATAGGTCTGGGTCACCAATAATAACTTATTATCACAAAATATCACATTGAAAATTCTGTGGTTGCAATATTTTTCCTTTTTGTCTAGGTGTTTCATCCCATTTACTTTATTTAATATTAATTCTGTATTGATTTCATCCTGCTTTAATTGTTTAAGTTTTTGCTTTTTTGACTTGGAAAGACCTTTTATCCTGTCGATGCGGTTAATCATTTCAGTTGTTTTTCGATCTTGCTCCCATTTTACAAGAAGACTTGTTTTACATGTCACATATAATTCGGATAATGGTATATAATCCGACATATTTATATTTATATTATTATAATACATGATTTCTTTAAATCATTTTTTTAATTCAATTTAATCCATTTTTTTAAAATATGGTTTTATTTTATTAAAAAAATATGGTTTTATAGTTTAAAATATGGTTTTAATTTGTATAACGTTTTAAATGAATATTGTTTTAAGAAGATATAAGAGATTATTGAAATAATGAGAATGATTGATTTGATGAGCACGATGTATATAAAATAAAAGTTGATAAAATAAAAACTATAATTTATAACATTTCATTCATGTAAATAATGCTGAATAGCATTAATATACATTCCAGTAACAAATGAAATATCTTTATACGTGATAAATTTTTCTTTCATAATATAATTGCTTATTAACTTATGTCGTAGAAACAACTCATTTTTATACATTTTTATCATGTTTAGTAAATGATAATCATTTAAATTATTAAATAATGTGTTAAACAAAAGAGTTCCATGTATAGGAACATAAATAGCTCGTATTTTATTTATAAATTTTTGTGTTTCTAATTTATTTATTTTATGTTTCTTATCTTTTGTAGCTGATGTAGTCATTCTTTAATATATTTGATATTATTATTTTAATATTACTATTTTTTAATATCAATTTAGTATATAAATAATGAGTATTAGTTCTCGTTCAAATAGTAGTTCATACGGATACACGTCGAGTGGATCAACTTCATCAGAAGACGAAGATACATATGAATATGATACATTTGAAACCATTCAAAATGTAGACGAAGGTGTTCATGTAATCTATAACCCTCATACAACATTTACTTACAATCACACAAAAGATTTTATACCATCTAATTTTCAAACAAAATATCAAAATTTTCCTATTTATGTTCATAGTCCATCCAGTAACTATAAAAATGTTAGCCCAGACGACTTATGGAGAATGGCATGTTCATCCTTGGAAAATACAGAGCACGAAAAAGAAACAGATGGAGAAATAGAATATGTTCATACGTGTTCACCCGCGATGGATGGGGATTATTTTTCATTTGATAAATTAGATTCAACTACAAATATGATTATTTTAAAAGTAGTGAAAAATAGTAGAGAGGAGCCTATAATGTCTGCTTTTATTTTGTGTCGTGATTTACACAAAAGCACCATGAACAAAATGAGAACAAAAGCAAGACAAAGACAATATGAATTGGATGGTGATTTCTTAGCTTATATGAATTTTGAACCGGAGCCTTGTTTGTATGTAGATGGTTTATGTTCTAAAGAAAGGGGTATTGGTAAATCATTAATGTCTTTATTAGATACAATTGTAGCAGAATCCAAAAAATACGAAGCTGTAAAATTAGCAGCATTAACTTATGTTGTAAAATATTATTATAATCAAGGATTCCGATTTACAAATAGTCCCAATAACTCCTTTAAAAAAAATATGAATAATCCAGAATTATTTAAACAAATAAATGAAATGGTAGAACAATTACCAATTATAACAAAGGATGAGGAACATACAAATAAACAGGTTATTGATTTTATTAATGTTATACAACAATATAAATTATTTAATTCCAATTATGATACACGAATTACTGGTCAACAAAAAAAAAGATTGAAAAGAACAACAACAAAATACGATCCAAATACAGACCAGTTTGTGAAAATGAGTCCAGGATATCGAAAAAAACGTGCAACGGAATCACATGACCTAGGGGTGGATGGATGGTACATGTATAAAATGTT